GTGACATTGACAGTGCTGTTTTGTATCGCCAGTTGTATGACATTCTTCCGTCTAAGATTAGTTCTACTCAAAGTATTGCTGATTCAATTATCATACTTGCTGAGTACCAATACAAAGAAGCATTCGTTGCTAACTCAGAGATCAACCGAGTTGCCGCACTTGCAACTCTAATGGCAGAAGTGGAATGGAAATGAAGAACTTGTTAGGAGAGTATGTATTTACTCCAGATGAGATAGCTAAATCTTTAGTTGAGTCTTGTGATACTAAGTATAGCATTGTGATCGATCCATCAACTAAGATGGGATTTAACCTTGTTGTAGATAAAGGCTTGTTGAAGAAGAACTCTGATACTGTCCACCAAAGAACTGGACTCTATGCAATATACAAAGACCATCACTGCTTATACACAGGTAAGTCTGGAAAAAGTATGGGCACTAGACTCGGTAGATTTGTTAAAGAAGTTCGAAACATGTCTAGATCAGATGAAAAGCACCCAGCCGCAAAGAAGTATCGTTCTATGTGGGGTGAAGACTTCTCTAATATGACGGTATCTGTCTATCCTTTGAACGAGCAATCAAGTATGACTTTAGATGATGTTGAACTATCTCTAATTAGAATACTGAAGCCTTTATTAAACGTTCGAGGTAAGAAGTGAGATTCTTTAGTAAGTCAAAAAAGCCATCTCATCCCTGCTTAACTTGCGGTAAGAAACTTGGTAAAAAGTATAGCGAAGTTAGATACAAATATAAAGACGGCGAAGGTATTGCCTATATTTGTCCAAAATGCTCGGATGAGTTCGATAAAACTAATATGGATAAGGAGACAGAAGATGACTTCTCCGTTTGATTATGTAACATCTATTACGCAAACTAAAAAGAATATGATGCGTGATAGCGAAAATGATGTTCTGGCAGAGAAAGGTTACGAGCCATGGCTTGTAAACAATGCGTTATCTTACCACGCAGATACAATTCTTCATGCCAACTTAATGAATATGCACCACGAACTGGATAAACGACCCCAGTACGAGTGTCTTATAAATAGCATTAGACCTAAAAAGCGATGGGCAAAGTGGGTTAAGAATGCTGGAAATGAGGAACTCGATATTGTGTGTGCCTATTATCAATGTAATAGAACAGTTGGTCAAGAGTATCTATCCTTGTTGTCTAGTGGAGAACTAGAAATTATGAAAAAACAACAAGAAACAGGTGGTTTGAAAAAATGAATTTATTAGATAAGTTAGTAGAGGTAACTCTACCTAACGAAGAGAGTTTTCTTAAAGTTAAAGAGACTCTAACTCGAATAGGTATTGCCTCTAAGAAAGAACAGAAGTTGTTTCAGTCGTGCCATATCTTGCACAAGCAAGGTAAGTACTACATCGTACACTTCAAAGAATTGTTTATGTTAGATGGTAAGATTAACGATTTCTCAGAAGAAGATAAAGCCCGTAGAAATACGATCATTACTTTGTTAGAGGAATGGGATCTTGTGAAGACTGTTGATTCTGAAAAGATCAAAGAGCCCACGTCTCCATTATCACAAATTAAGATTCTACCTCACAAAGAAAAAGGTGAGTGGGAATTGATTGCGAAGTATAGCATAGGCAAAAAACGATAACTGGAGAATTATACTATGGAAGTGAAAGACAAGACTGGTCCATTTACCCACGATTATTTTAACTTTCTTGATAACGATTCTGTAGTCAGTCAAGAACTTATTACCTATTATATCAATGATGGGTACTTTGTAAAGCGTACGGCTGTACGCAGAAACCTAAGTGATGGAGACTATCATGACTCTATTCACGTTGAGCCACTTTATAGAATTGAGGAAGATTGATATGACCATCTCGCAACAACTTGAACTATTTCCAGAACTCGCTTCACCTATAGATTACAGTGCTACGTATACATTAGATACGAATGGTTCACTGCCATATACTCTTACCTACGAACACGATCCGTATATCATATCAAATAACATTGATGATATGATGAAACGAGCAGTTGATCTGACTGATAACATCGATGTTAAAGTGTACAAAGTTTTTCCAGAAGCGCATATGCCAGAACTCGGAACTGAGTGGGCTGCCTGCTTTGACTTGAAAGCCTCTATGAGAGAAGGCGATGAAGTTATGGTGATGAACGTCAATAACAAGCGTAGACCTGCGGCTTATGTCAACGGAAAGCTTTTCGTTTATTCTGGAGAAAGAGTTTTGATTCCTACTGGACTCATTTTTGATTTAGAGGATACACAGTCTATGCGTATTCATGCTAGATCGGGACTTGCTCTAAAGAAAGGAATCACGTTAGCGAATTGCGAAGGCGTTGTTGATGCCGATTACGTGCAACAAACCTATGTGATGTTGCATAATATGAGTGATGAGGTATTCACTGTTGTAGACGGTGATCGAATTGCTCAAGCAGAAGTATTAGAGACTTATTCTAAATTTGTATTTGAAGAAGTATTTGATAAGCCAGAAACCAAGACCAGCCGTACTGGTGGATTTGGTTCAACTGGCGTATAGTGAACATGTAGTACAGTAATACATGCTATTACTAAATATCATGTATTTTTTTCAGAACATTACCATATTGCATGTATAAATAAAGATGTAAGTTGCCTTAGGGGACTTACTTAAATTAACCCTTGCTAAATATAGGAGGTCAATAATGACTTATTTGCAAACACAATACGACCCTTTCACGACTGTAGGTTTTGATAGGATTTTTGATCGCATTACATCACTTCATAACGAAGGACAGGTAAAAGCGAACTCATACCCACCATATAATATCACTAAAGAAAGTGATACAACTTATATTGTGGAATTAGCCGTAGCAGGCTTTACTGAAGAATCGATTGACATTGAGGTAAAAGACGGGCAACTTACCATTGAAGGTAATAGTTCTGATGCCACAGATGAGAAAGAGTATCTTCATAGAGGCATTGCCGCACGTGCTTTCAGTAGAAAGTTCACCTTAGCTGAGACTGTAGTGGTCAGAGATGCTTCCCTAGAGAACGGAATGCTTCGTATTCTGTTAGAAAACGTTATCCCAGAAGAGCAAAAACCGAAGAAGATTTCTATCGGGAAAACTCTTCAGGATACCAAAGAATTACTCACTGAGTAATACAGGGTGGGACGGAGTGAAAGCTCCGTCCTTTAATTTCACAGCTAACTATAGGAGTCAAAAAGCTGATGAACAGAGCAATCTCTTTTCTGAAGAGTTGCGATGGCACATTTTGCGATGCAGTTGCACAAGTTGCACTGAGCGTAGTATGCGTCTTTGTAATAGCTACTTGTCTGGGTAGCATATCCTAAGAATGAAGACAACACACACAACACAGGAGAAAAGTATGTCTAATAAAAATCCCTTCGAAATCCGAGCAGAAATGCTCAAACTTGCAAAAGATTACATGGATCAGCAGTATCACATGAACATCCAGTTCTATGAGAACATGATCGCAGAGGGCGAAAAAGCCCGTAAAGATATTGAAGACTGCCTTCAAGATGCTTATAAAATGTATTCAATGGATGAGTTGATGGAGAAAGCCAAGGAACTTTACACTTTCGTATCTGAAAAGAAGTAAGTGTAGTCACCAATCTAAGGAGCGTGAACAACGCTCCTTTTTTCATTTTAATTACAGGAGAGACAATGAGTATTGTGTTTTGGGTAATAGTAGTAATGGGTACTATCAGCGCAGTTGAAGGCAATTCAAAATTGAATAAACTGTGTCAGAAAGAGATAGATGAGGGCGTTTCTGCCACCATTAAAGAGTGTAAACAATATCAGTTTGATACGAGGATCAAAACAGGCTGGTAATACTTAAAATAATGCTTGACAATTGGTCTATGCCGTGTTATACTACACGTTCTAATTGGAGATATAATATGAAAACTGTGATCGCACTACCTACGCTCTATAAGCGTGATACTAAAGGTAAAGTAAGAGTTCTGACCATTGAGTATGGTTATGATGATGAAACCACCGCTGGCACTAGATCAGTTGCAGGCATACAAGAGGGTCAGTTAGTGACCTCTGGATGGAAACTATCCACACCAAAAAACGTTGGAAAGGTCAATGCAACGACCAATATCACTCAAGCCTTAGCAGAAGCCCAAGCAAATTGGGATAAGAAGACTGAGAAA